TCAATAGCATTAGTGAGATTGACTTTGGCAAGTTTCTCGCCTTCTTGAACCTCTTTATCTAATTTCTGTTCGCCTGTTAGTTGTTCGTAAAGTTGTCCTGCCGCCTCTGTTTTTGCTTGTTGAGCCATTTGTTCTGCCGTAGCAACCTCTTTGGTTGATTGAACGCCAATTTGACCCAAAGCCATACCAGTTGATAAGCCTGCTTGGGCTGCTGCTTGTCTTGCTGCTGCTTTATTGTAGCCTGCTCCCATACCTTCTTGTTGGGCGAGTTGTTGAGCGAGTTGGGACTGAATGCCTAATTTAGTTGCTCCTGCTTGCTTACCATAAGCCTCTTGTAGTTGAGGAGCGACTTTACCTAATTGCTCTGCTTCTGCTTGTTTAGCCTTTGTAATCCCACCCATAGTAGATTTAATAGCCGCTACTTTGGCTTCTTTTTTTTGCTGGTCTGTCATAGGTATGCCAGTTAAGGGATTAAGTTGTGGTGTTGCCATCTTTGTTCTCCTGTTCTCTTTTTACATCTTATTCTTGAAGATTATTTCTATTTGTAGTAAGTAGTTTCTTCCCAATCAAATAGACGAAATGACCGCCTATTCCTGCGATTGTTGCTGGTGTTTTTCCTGTTCCTATGTCGTCAAACCAGCCAGTTCCATCAGTTTCAAATTGCCATCTAATCTCAATAAAGTTTTCTGTTCCTTGATTATCAGGCGCTCCTGAACGACCATCAAATCTTTTTGTTCCACCACCACAATAATAAGGAACTGATTGAGAGTAAAAACCTACTCCATCATCAACACCAAAAACAAGTGGAACTTGTAATAGTTTTCCTGCTGTTTTAATTCCAACACCTAAAATACCATCTCTATTGTAGGCATTATTTCTCATACTAATTTCATCAATAACATTAGCAAAGTTTCTATCGTATTCTAATAATGCTACTTGATCGTATGTGTATGTATCAGCCTGAAAACAAGTTCCAATCGCAACTCCTATTTTTGAAACTACGTTTCCTGTTTGTGTTCCATAGCCGAATTCTTCATAATTAAATCCAGCAAGAGTTTTCATTTGTTCGTTATGCCAAGCAAGAACGTGGTGAATAGTAAATGGATAAAATAAAGGAATAGTTCTTATGTCTTGTATTGGTCCAGCATAATCATTAATTACACCATAATCATAATTAGCTGGATTAATTCCGCCTAATAATACGTCGCTTGTTTCTAATCCACCACTAAAATTCCAATAAGTAGTTATTGCTCCACTACCGCCAATAGTTCCTTGCCACATAGGAACAACAAGAACATCATACACAGCGGGAGTAGAGATTGCTTGATTTGTATTTACTCCAAGATCCTCGTAGGAACCAAGAGAACCATACTTATCACCATAACCAGTTGTAAGCTTTTCTTCTACTGCCTCATCAATCTTATTTAGATTTGTTTGTAATCCAGTTGGATCTTCTGCTGAAATTGTTGAATAAGGAATTGGAGGTATTAGATTTAGGTTGTAGTTTGTTATTTCACTATTAGCGTTTTCTTGGCTTTTATTTGTGGTATTGGATTGTTCTTCACTACGAGTATCTAAAATAGTGTAAAACTTAAAACTAATAACAAGGTCATTTACCCAAAATTCATTATCTAACTGATTAGGAAAGTTAAATGCTAAATAATAACTCTTGTATGGGTTGATTTGTTTGTTTATTCCAAATACATAATAAGGATTTTCTACTCTATTTTCACTACCCGCAAATGCTATTGTTGCTGGAATAGTTGTGGTAAAAATAGAGTTAGTTGGATAATCACTTGTATCACTTAAAACTTTGTAATCCTTTTGTAGTAAAGCAAGTTCTATGTCTTGTGTTCCAGCAACCTCATAATTTATTTTCCAAGATTTAGGATAAGGAGTTCCAGCAGGAGGAGCAGTTAAATTATTTACCATCGCCGCTCCTTCGGCTCTTAAATCCATAGAAACTGAAACACTATCTAATAAATAAATTGGAGTATCGTTTGTTAATCTACCTTCTGCTGAAAAATGGTCTTGTGTTGGAATTAGTGGAATAGGAAATACGAGGTTTCCATCTACACCATTTTCTCTTTGAAATGGTAATAAACCCATTAAATCAGGTTTAAAAGTAGTAAAACTAAATTTCACATAGAAAGGAACTTTTGTTTCAGCAAGATTTTCTGTATCTAATTTAGTATCAAAAAATACACTATCTACTGGTAATAAATTATTTTCTATGTGTTGAGAAGATAATTTTGCTCCTCTCGCAAGATCAGTTTTGGTAAGTTTAGGCATTATTATTTCTCCACTAATTCTAAAAAGCCAATCGCTATGTTGTATCTGTATCCTAAATTAAATTTTGTATCAAACTTGTAAGGTGAAAAATCACCATAGTTATTTACCGATACTGGTGTTCCATTTGGACCATTAATAGCAAAACCAAAACCAAAGTGTAATCTACTTTGTTGTGGAACTAAAATGTTTAAATTTTTATCCCACCAAGAAGAATAAACTGGGTGATTGCTTCTTCCTGAATAAAGAGGAATAGTAGCATTTTGATACTGATTTGGTTGAAAGTCATTTGAAGGCTGACGCTGTGAGCGATCAGCAGTCCAATTAATAGGAACACTTGGATCATAAGGGATCATACCTGCCGCTGGTGTATCGCTTGTTGGAATTGTTGCTAAATCTCCTGCTCTTGGAGGATTAGGACTTTCTACTCTACGCCACAGAACAGAACCTTTACGCTTATCATCAGCATTAAAAACACTATCAAGGAAACATTCACTCCACCAATTTAGATTTGTGTGGGCGAATTCTTGTTCTGTTGGTATTCCTCTTTCTGGTGGTGGCTCACGATAAAGACCTGAATAAACATCTCTTTCAAGAATAACTGCTATGTCTGTAATAATAGAAGGTTTTTCTAAATAAAACGACCAAGTTTTACCAACAACATCGCTGTAATTGTATCGTAATCCACCAAGAGAATTAGCAGGCATAGCAACAATAGTTCCACTACCATTACGCATTTGCGTTCCTTTCCAACGCCATTCATTATTTACTGCTGTTCTTGCTCCTGTATTACCAACAACATCTCTGGAAAATGAATTGTAGAGAGGCATAAAACCATTTACAGGTGAGGCTGTATTTTCATTCATTATGTCTTCGTCTGGATCAAAATGTCCTGCTTGCCAACCAGAATGAAATGTTCTTGGAACAAACATTTGTTTTAGATTTGCTTTTGGAACAGCATTTAGTTTATTGTATGTGTCTTCAAAAGCCTTATCTATTCTTGTTCCATCAATCGTAGAGCCTTCTACAAATTGTTCTTCTGTTATTTTTCTATTTGGATTAGTTGCCATTATGTTAGTTCTCCAAAGATAGTTGTGTTAATGTGAAAAATTCCAGTTTTGTTAAACCCACCATTAATGGTTGCGTCATTTGCTATTCCAAGATTTTCAATAACATTACCAAATGTTTGTGTTCCCATAAATACACAGCCAACAAAACTCGCTCTACATCCACTTTCCATTTCTACAAAGTTATTACTGGCATCTTGTATGTTTGTTTCTTTCCTAAAAACACAATTCTTAAATAATACTTTACTATTATTCTGTAATTTTATTATTGTTGGTTTCTTATCGCTGTAAAACTCTATGTTTTCAAAAGTAATAAGTGATGGTGAATTATTAATTAGTATTGTATCTGCTTTTGGAGAAATAACTGGATAGTTGCTTCCTTGAAACACAATTGGTAGTTTTTCTTGTATGTCTATTATTTTATCTATTTGATAAGTTTTGTTTGTTAGTAAATAGTTCTTACCAACTTTATTTATTTTAGAACCATCATCAACTATGTTTTGACTTATGCCTTGTAGATTTCTTATTTTTTGGTCTAATTGTAATGTGTTGTCTAAAATAACACTATCATTATCTTTTGTAGTAGGAGCTGAAACCTGTTGAGAGGTTGTATTCTTACTTAAACCATTTCCTCCAAATTTAATTACAGGCATTATTGCGCTCCTCTATCACTCTTCCATCTTCTACGAGCATCACTCATTAGACGGAAAGCAGAGTTAAACTTTGTAATAAATAGTTTGGTTGCGTAAGATTGGCAATAACCATAAAGAGTAATAAAGAAACTTGTTCCCTTTGTAGATGAAGAGAAACTTGTATTGTAAGTATCTTCTCCGTCTATTAGAATAGTTCCGCCTAATGTTTGGGGTGGAACATAATTTAGATTAGCATAAGTAGCAGAGGGATTACCAAAGATTTTAGGTTGGTTTTGATTTACGACATTTGTAAATTCGCCCTGTGAAACATCAATAACATTAACTAATCCTTGTTCGCCGTCTATTAAGCCATCGTTTATTGCTGGTGGCGTCATAGTCCAATCTATTACCTGACCTTGATAGTTATTGTAGTCGCTGGTAATCATAGCATTTATTAACCCACGATCACTAACATAGTTGTAATAAGGTGGTGTTGTTAGATTGGTTATGTTTGTGAAAGGACCATTTGAGAATACCTCCAAGAAGCCACCTCTGGCTTTAATGATTTCTCCCTTCTCTCCTGCTATTGCTGTGGTCTGTAAAATCCATTCTATTGGTTGTGAGCCATTACGGAAGCCAATTTCTTCTACCTCTTTTTCGCTCCAATCTCTTTCTTTGTAGCCAAATTCAGTTGCCATAACTACGCAGTTATTAGCAGTTCCATTTACCTCAACATAATCTAAAACCCAGCCTACACCAGAAGAAGAATTATCAAGTGTAGGATCTTGTCTTGGTTCCATAGGGATCCAGAATAAAGGCTGAACTTGATTTAAGATGTTTAGATTGTTTCCAAATAGAGTTGGGCTAAATGCTCCATTAAACTCTATTTCTAATAGATTTACGCCACCAAGACGTATTCTTCTACCAGCCGCAGAAATAGCATAACCAAAATTATCTGTTGTTGGAAGACGATTTGGATGCCAAATAACATCAACATAAGAAGGCTCAGTTCCATTATTAAATGTGGGAATGTTCCAAAAGTTATTATCAAAAATTAAATGAACTTTGAAACTACTAATTGGTGTTCTGCTTATTGTAGAAATACCAAATGGAACAAGGTAATAAGGTGTATTTGGTAGTTCTGCTGTATTATTACCATAGGTATTACCAGCATCAGTAATAATACCATCATAGACCTCAACAGGTTTTCCTATTACAAACTGAAAGTTTTTATTTGGAGTGTTTGGATTAAATAGAACCTCTAATTGTTTTGGATAAACTTTCTTATCTTCGTGTGGAGAGATACTAAAATCAACACCTCTGGCTACTTTCCATTTGTAAATGTTATTTGTCTTTATTAGTTTTCTATCTGGGGAACCTTCTTGAACTGGAAATGCTCCAATTTTTAAAACATCTGGTTCTAAATTAACTATGAATAAATCATCACCATTATCAACCAAACGGAAATCGTTTTGTAATTGACTTATTTGAGAATAGTAATAAGTTGTTTCTGGATCGTTTGTTGGATTAGATAATGTAGCCCAACTCCAAATACTAAACATCTTTGAGTTGTCTATTACCCAAGACATTTTTTGTTCTGGAATAACAAGAAATACTAAACCATTTAGAGGGTTCTTCGCAAAGTGAAGACCTTTTAATGATTTCCAGTCATAATAAATCTTTGGTTGTTTATTAAACTGAATTTCTGTTGCTCCATCTTCAAATGCTCTATTGTAGTAAGAGAGTGGTTCTTCAACAAACCTACGAAAGATAGGACGGATTGGATCTGCTATGTCTTCTATTGAAGAACCATCGCTAATGTAGATGCCTGTATCATCACAGAAATAAAGCCTGTTTTCTACTTTTATTTTTGCTTGTGAGTTTAGACAACCAAAGTTAGAGTTAATTTTAATTGTTCTACCGCTTGTTTGTATTTCACTACCAACGGAAGGTTGATACATAAAGGTTTCAGTCGTGGTAAAGATAAGTAGAACACCATTTATTTCGCTTATTGCTGTTATTGGATTATCTGTTGGAACAGATAAAATGTTGTCTGCTATGATTGCTGAACCATTAAAAGTATCGCTGAAATAAATACTACGACCATAAGCCATAGCCAAACGATTATTAATTGCTGTGATGTCTGTTGGAATAGGAAATTCACTTTGATTTAGGTAAGTAAAACCACCTACTAATAGACCTTCACCAGCAGCACATTTCTCAATAAAACCACTTTCACTCCAACCAATTCTACCAGCCATACCACCCAAAGTGTATGTGTATGCTCCCAATAGTGTTGTTTCTACTTGTGTATCTGGTGGAGCATCAAAGATTACAGGTCTGTAAGCATAAAGACCTAATTGACCTGTTCCAAAATAAATAACATCTCCAAGTGTAGGAGAATTTAGTTCAGCCCAATAGAAAGGATCTTCCACCTCTGGATTTATTGGAAATACTTTTGTGTTTGTTTGTAGGACTAAATCTCTATCATAGAAGCCGTATTGTTCTTCCATAGGGATTATGTCTTCTATTTCACTTGTCTTGCCACCTATGATTTGTTCGTAATGTCTATTGGTTGTTATGTCATAAATAACTACTACATACTGATAAGAATGTTCGCTAATAACATCTTGTTTATTTGCTGAATAAACATTTTGAGTAGCTGTTCTATCATCATTACCATCTCTATCTAATGTTGAAATAGAAGCAATAAATAATGAAAGAACTTGTCTATGACCGAAACTTGTTGTGAAAGAACAAGAACCAAGTTGTTTGTAATAACCGAATTCTGGTGGTGTTAAATTTGGACTTGTAGAAATAAGATTGTAAGAGGTTGTATTAGCATAAACACGACCAAAACCTTCTCTTACTTGCCAAGTTTGTGGTGGTAGAGAGTAGCAGTTTTTAACATAAGAGCCTCTGTTTGCTTCTGTGTAAGCAACTCCAACAGGCATAACCTCGCTTTGTTCTGTGTTCGCCATTCTTTATTCCTCTTAATAATAATAAACATCGTGGTCTTCCACCAACACTCTATTATTCGCTCGCATCTGGCGACCAAACTGGATGTATTCCATAAACTCTGCTGTTCTCTTTTGTAGTTGAGCTTCTGCTGGTTGGCTTAATGCTCCATCTCTTACAGCATAATTTCTGTATGCTAATAGAGCAATAAGATCGTGATAGAGAACAAGATTATCTGGAACATTTAAAGAGCTTAAATTAGTCCATAATGAAGGACTTTGTTGCTTAATACCAAGAATAGTGTAATTACCAGCCCCAATAACACCACTAAAAAACAAAGTATTATTTTGTAGATAATAACTTGGAGCGGCTAATAAATCTGGAACAAATAAATCGTTGTAAGAACCAGCAGCTCGTAAAACTTGATTTATTGTTGTTAAATCACCAAGTATGTTAGTTTGGACTACATCAGTAATACGAAGCATACCTCTACCATTTAGCCAAGCATTTTGTCCTAAAATACTATTTGTTCCACCTACTACTATTGGAGAGAGTGTTAAATCAACTGCTACTTGATTTCCTATTGGTAAATCAGCAAGAGGTTCAGCAAAAGTTTTTGGATCTATTTGTGAAGCTATTTCTCTGTATTGGTCGTAAGCAATAGATAAATACAAACTAACATCTGTATCAGTTAAGAAGGTTTTATTTGGTTCATCTACAAATTGTCTAAATAATCTTGCTATTTGTTGAACGTTCATTTATTACCCTCCTGCTCCACCCATTCTTGGATTTACACCAGCTCTACCATAGTTGCTTATGCCTTCTGCGTCTGCTCTTGGAACATCAGTAATAGATTTTACTAAACCTTTAACTGCTGGTTCTTGTTGATCCTGAACGATTTGTTGTCCTGCTCCTAATAGTGTTTGTAGTTGAGCGGGTGTAGAAGACATACCCATTAGTGTATTATCAATTTGGCTATTATCTTCTGGGACAACAGGGAAGACCTTATTACGTTGTAGTTTTTGTAGAGCTTCTGGTGGTTGATTTTGAGCGACCATAGCATTAAACACATCACTAATGTAATCCTGAATTGGCATAGGTAGAGTTTGGAATTCATCGCTCTTAATGTATTCGCTAAACACCTTTGTAAATGTTTCAGTATCATCTGTGTTGTAGATTTCTACTTGCGCCCCTTTCTTGATTGCCTCAATTAAGCCCTTTGCTTCGCTTGTGGCAGCCATTTTATCCATTATGGCAGTCATACCACCTGTCTTAAATGAAAGCTCTTTTAGGGCTGTTGGTGGGTCAATTAGACCAAGTTGTAGCATCTCAAGAACTTTAGCATCTCTATCGGGTAGTTCGCTACGGAATAGAGAATTTGCTTCAATAAAGACCTCTGGAAAATCAACAAGGTCTTCGTCTTTGATTTCACGGAATACTGCTCCACCAGAGGTGTCTAACATTCTCATAAAAACAGGTTCGGTGTAATAAGTTTTCATCATAAGCAAAACACATTCAGCCATTTTCTTAACTGCGTGTTCTATGCTTTGTTGTGTTAGTTGTAGTTGTGAAGCATCGCCTTGTTGTAGGGCTTCTATGCCTTTACCAGACACAATACCAACTGCTCTCTTACCAACTGAAACAGAGTGAATACCTGAAACATCCATCATTTCTGCTTGAACTCTTTGGATGTTGTCTAACACATAAGCAGGGATAGGTTCGCCTGCTACTTGTTCTGGTTTGCCACCAGCAGGATTGTAATAAACTTTTTCACCAGCAGCATTAGTAATAGCTTGAGCTGAAACACCAGCGGTCTTTGGAATTAACCACTTTGGATTAGACATTAACTCAACGTTGTCGAGTATTTGGTTTCTAAACTTATTGTATGAGTTCTGTAAGTCAATAAGAGGCTGGATTAGACCAACACCCCATAGACGATTTGGGATCTCTGTATAGCGAATGTGTTGAACTGGAAATGCTCCCTCTGGGTATTCACCTTTAAATAGGTAAAAATCGTTTGTTAAAACAGCATAACGTCCATCTTTCCAGTAAGCCTCAAAGACCTCAACTCTATTTGGAGGAACAGAATAAGAACTTGTCTCTCCATCTTTAGTTGTTGTGTAATCGCCTGAACTTGTGGCTAAATCTTGAATTTGTTTTTTCTTTTCTGGGTAAGCGGAGAGTAGAGTTGATTTCTTTACGAATGAGCGAACAACAACCCAATCACTTTCCTCTAAACTTGTTGCTCCTTTTTCAAAGAACAAGTCATAAGGACTAATTGCTTTGCTACAAACACGCTTTCTATCTGGATCGTAATAGGTTTGAATACCAGCATTACCAGTTGATACAAGCCATTCAATAGCATCTTGTAAAACTTGTTTAATGTCTTCTTGCGACCAATAATAATGTAAAGCAGCTTCGCTTGCTTGGGCTTTGATTATGTCATCATAGTTAGGAGAGGCTGGAATAACAGCAACATTAGGATAAGATGTAGCTAAACGAGCGACAACTGAACGCCATAGGTTTAGAATAAGATTAATAACTACTCTATTTCTACCTCTTTGTGATTTTGCTTGGGTAAAACGAGTTAGGTTGCGGTCATAAACGAGGTATTGCCTACCTTCTAAATAATAGAGGCATAAGTCGAACATAGTTCCTGTTCCTGACTTATCTACTTTACTCTCATCTATTCTTTTCGCAAAATCTTTTGGGTAGTTTTCATCACCACCATCAAGTCCAAGTTCATTATCAAGGACTTTTTTAGCCATCAAATTTGCCATTCGGTTATTCCTCTTTTATTTAGAATACTATTACGCCTTCTTTATTTTTGTATGCTCCGCTATTACCAATTCTGGTTAGACCTTCTGGTGTTTTATCACCACCCATACTGCCTGCGGCTTTTGCTACTCCACCAGCTAATTGTGAAGCGGAAGCCATAGCTCCTGCGGCAGAAGGCTTTTCTTTCATAGCCTCACCAGCAAGACCACCAACTCCACCACCAATAGCAGAACCAAGAGCATAACCAGCAGGAGCGCCTGCTCCACCAGAAGGAATACCAGCGACTAATGCTCCAATAATTCCGCCTAATACTGAACCAATACCAGTAGAAGCAGCGGCTCTGGTTTCGCCTTCTTCTGTTTTACGTTGAGCCATCATTTCTTCTGCGGCTTTCTTTTTAGCCTCTGCTTCTTTGCCAGTTGCTCCTTCACTAAATAGTGAGCCTGCTTCGTTAAATTGATAAGCCATTATTATTCTCCTTCATAAGTCCCACCACGCTTCTTGTATTCCATTTCTAACCAAGTTAGAGAGGCTCTTGAAGGATAATCTGGGAATTTCTTTTTTGCTTTGTATTCTAATTTAGAATAAAGACGGGTATTTACAGGCTTCTTTGGCATAAGAGCCTTTGCTGCTTCTTGTCTTGCCATTAAGGCATCCTGTAAATTACCCGCCATAATTATTTACCCTTTGGTTTCATAGGTGATTTAGCAGGCTTCGCTGGTGTAGCGGGCTTTGCTGGTTTTGCTGGTGTAGCTGATTTTGCTGATTTTCCGTAGTTCATTTTTTACCCCTTTTTTGTTTGCTTATTTCTATTGCGGCAAGTTGTTTAACTGCCTTTTCTCTGGTGTCGTGTTCTCCCAACACCTCTTTACCTTCACTATCTAAAACTTGGTATTTATTTCCCTTTTTTCTTATCATTTTTGTTCTCCGCTGAACCATAATTTCCAGCGAGTAAGTTAAGAACTGCTGAAATAACACCTTCTCCCTTTGCTAATGTAGGAGAAAGAGCGACTATGTGTGGTAAAAGGACTAATAACAAACTGCCAATTACTCCTTTATTTTCTACAATCCAATCCATAGTTCCTCCTTAATTAACTACAACGGCATTTGCCATAACATAGCAACCAGTTAAAGAACTGCCTGCTCCGTTGTCTTGTAGAACGAATGCTACTCTTGTTGCTCCAATTGCCTCAAATGTAGATGTTCCAAAAGTAATTTCTGTATTTGCTGTTCCAGCAGAGGTTAGAGACATTAAACCTGCTGTGGTGTCTGTTTTCCAACCAATAGTAGGATAGAACCAAGAAACTCTCCAACGAGCGGTTTTTGCTGCTCCTGCTTCATTAACCAAGAATACTTGGGCGAGTAGTTTTACTGAACGATTAGAATTTGGTAGGTCAAACTGAACTGAATAACCATCTTCAGCTCTTTTTCCGTCGCCTGTTCCTGCTGTTTGGGCTTCAAATAATAGTTGATTATCTCTCCACCAACCAGAGGTCATAGTAATTTTTTGTGTTGTATCTGTGGAATAATAATAAGAAAACATCATCGCTTTACCATCTACTCTGGTTAAAGTAATAACTCCAAGAGCAGCAGAAGCAAAATAAGTTCCTACTCCAAATGCGGTATTTAATGATGTAGCCCAAGCAGAAGCCATAGCAGTAGCGGCAGCGGCGGCTGTTGTTCCTGCTCCTGTCGTGTATGAAAGTGTTGTTCCTTCAATAACAGCAACAATAGTTTTTGACCCAGTAGCAACACCGCTAATGGTAAATGAAAAAGTATTAGTAGGTGATGTTGCGTTGGGATTTTTTACGTTTTGAACCGCATTAGGCATAGCCGTCATTCTCGTTAAGGCATCTGCGTTTAGGTATTTTAGTTGATCGTCCTTCATAAATGAAACTCCTTATTATTATTTTTGACTATCATTATTTACATCCTACAAAACTTTTGTGGCTGTAATAATAATACTTGGTGAGGCAGGATAAACTGGTGCTACTCCTGCTGGTAGTGTTTCTAAACTTAAACCTGTATTTGTTCCAGACCACCATAACTCAACATAGTCATTATCATTAAAAGTTTCTATTAAGTTTAATGATAAAATAAAATGTCCTTTTATTCCGCCGTGTTTATTTGGAATAGAAACTATTGATGCTGA